GCAGCAGAAGCTCCAGAGAAAGATGACCCTAATACAGCAGCAGCTAAAATACTTGCAGAAGTAGAAAGAGAAAAAGCTCAAATGCAAATGCAAGCTAAGATGGCTCAACTTGAATTAGAAAAACAACAAACAGAATTAAAAATGCAAAAAGAAATGTTAGAGCTTCAACAAGAAAGAGTAGAGTTTGAAACAGAAATGGCTCTGAAAGAATTAGAATTTGCACAAAAATCACAAAGCGAAGATTCTAAAAATAAACTATCTGAATCTAAAGAACTTATAAACGCTTTAGATAAAATTAATAACATTGCAGGAATGTAATGGAAAAACAATCGGAAATTAAAGCTGTATTAAATACTCAATCATTTCTTGATGAAATAAAAGATATGACTAAAGAGTGTTACGCAGAAATAGAAAACTCTAATCCAGAAGATGTAGCTGTAAGAGAAAGAGCTTATCACAGGATTAAAGCAATAGATAACATGATGACTAGACTTCAATCTGTCGTAGATAGCGACAAGATTAAGAATAAATCATGGACAATATTATAGGCATTTAGCCTGTATGGTATGCCACACCTAGATGGCGATTAAGGAAATACAATGAGTGAAGAAACCATGACTTCCGATTCAACGGAAAGTGGGTCAAACCTAACAATATCAGAAGCAACATCTGCATTTGAAGGTATGTTATCCACACCAGAGGACTCGAAAGAGCAACCAACTGACCAGGAAAAAGATACACAAGAAGCAGAAGTAGAAGAAGAAGAAGTTGAATTTGAAGCTGAAGAAACTGAAGAAACTGAAGAAGTTGAAGAAGTTGAAGAAGCTGAAGAAGAAACTGAAGATGAATCCGAGATTGAAGATGAAGAAGTAGTTGAGGAAGAACAAACTTTCACAGTTAAAGCAGCAGGTGAAGAAAAAGAAGTTACCCTTGATGAGCTTAAAAAATCCTATCAACTTGGCTCTGATTATACTAAAAAAACTCAAGAAGTAGCTGAACAGCGTAAAGTTATTGAACAAGAAGCTAAAGCTATTATTGAAGCTAGACAAGTTAGAGATGACTACGCTCAAAAACTTCAGGCAGTTAATCAATTTTTAGTTGGCGGTAATCAAACTAAAGAAAATTTAACAGCTATGAAAGAGAACGACCCAATAGGATATGCAGTTAAGGTCGCAGAAATGACCGAAAAAAAAGAACAACTACAAATAGTGCAAGCTGAACAAGAACGAATTGCTCAACAGCAAAATTCGGATAGAGAAGCAAATATGCAAAATTATGTAGAACAAGAAGCACAAAAACTGACACAATCCTTGCCAGAGTTTTCAGACAAAGCCAAAGGCGAACAAATCAGAAATGATATTCGTAGCTATGCAAAAAAGGTTGGTTTCACAGATGAAGAATTATCTTCTGTCTATGATTCACGCCATGTTCTAGTTTTACATAAAGCTGCACAATGGGACAAACTTCAAGCATCTAAATCAGGTGTAAAAAAGAAAGTTGCAAAAGCACCAAAAATGGTGAAGGGTGGAGCAAAAGTAAAACAAAATTCAACAGATAGAACTAAAAAACAAATGCAAAGGTTGCAGCAATCTGGTTCAGCCAGAGATGCAGCAGCTATTTTTGAAAACTTAATGTAAGGAAAAATAACAATGGCAGAATTTAGAACGTTTACAGCTATTGGACAACGTGAAGATTTAAGCAACACAATCTATAACATTGCTCCAACAGAAACACCAGTAGTTTCATCTATTGGTAAAACAAAAGCAACAGCAGTATTCCACGAATGGCAGACTGATGACCTAGCAGCAGCTAGTGCAGCAGGTTTAAAAGAAGGAGATGCAGCAGGCGGTGCTTCTGATACTCCTACAGTTCGTGTAGGTAACAGAACACAGATTCAAGGTAAAACAGTACATATCTCTGGCACTCTTGATGCAGTTGATAAAGCTGGTCGTAAGACAGAAACAGCTTACCAATTAGCTAAAGCAGGACAAGAGCTAAAACGAGACATGGAAAAAACAATCATGGGAAATCAGATAGCGGTTACTGGTACTGCATCAGCAGCTAGACTTCTTGCTTCTATACAAACATGGTTATTAACCAACTATTCTTCAATAGCTACTGGTGCAACAGCAGCAGCTCCTACAAATGGTAATGGTACAGTGGCTCGTACTCCATCAACAGCAGCTCAAGCTACTGTAGCATTTACAGAAGGAGCATTGAAATCAACAGTTAAATCATGCTTTGAAAATGGTGGTAACCCAACTATGTTGGTTGTTTCACCATTCTTGAAACAAGTAGTATCTGGCTTTGCTGGTATTGCAGCACAGCGTTATGAAGCTCCTACAAATGGTAGCCAAACTACTATTATGGGTGCAGCAGATGTTTATTTATCAGACTTTGGAACATTATCTGTAGTTCCTGATAGATTCTTAACTGCTGACTATGCAGGTACTGGTGACCAAGCGTTTGTGCTTGACCCAACTATGCTATCAATTGCAACATTAAGACCATTCCAGTCTAACTTGCTAGCTAAAGATGGTGATAGTGAAAAACATCAAATGCTTTCAGAGTACACTCTGCAAGTATCTAACCAAAAAGCACATGGTATCGTTGCTGATATCAAAAATACTTAATATATAGTATTTGTTAATGTTGCCCACTTCGGTGGGCAGTATTATTAAGGATAAAAAAATGAGAGAATTTAAAAAACACAAAACAGATAATGGAGCAGTCGTAGAAGTTGCTCAAGATGTTTCTGATATTGTAGAACAAAATAAAAAAGAATTTAATAACGCATCAACAACTTGGGGAAGCGGAGATGTTTTTGATAATAAAATTGCATCCATTCCACTAACTGTTATTGATAAATTAAACCAACAAGGAATTATGAGAGGGTTTCATGTATTAGATATGCCAAAGTTTAAACATTGGCTTAATGACCCTGACAATAGATTTTTTAGAACAAAACCAGGAAAAGTATAAATGGCATTTTTTAATGATTACGCAACACTACAAACTACAATAGCTAGTTATTTAGCTCGTAATGATTTAACTGCAACCATACCTGAATTTATTAGGTTAGCAGAAAATAGATTGAGCAGAGATTTGCGTATAAGACAAATGTTACAAATAGCAACAACTACTATTGACTCTACTGATGGAACAGTAGAAATACCAGCAGATTTTTTAGCTATGAAAGATATACATATATCTTCTAGCAATCCTATACAAACTGTTACATTCCAATCACCTAGTAATTTTTTTAGAAATACAAGAGCATTAACATCAGGATTACCTTCTTTTTATACTGCATTAGGTAGTGAATTTAGATTTGCTCCAATTGGCTCTGCAACAGATAAATTACAAATGCTCTATTATGTAAACCCACCTAATATGAGTTCAACAGTTTCATCAAACCTCTGGTTAGCAAATACACCTGATTTACTGCTTTACGCAGCACTTGGTGAAGCAGAGCCTTTCTTGATGAATGATGAGAGATTAGCAACTTGGTCAGCAATGTATGACAGAGGAGTTATCTCTTTAAGTAAATCAGATGATGAGGGGGAATTTCCTGCTCATCCAATGTCAATAACAACAACTACGAGGTAAATAAAAATGGCAAATATGTCAAATGTTTTAGAAGTACAACTTCTAAACGCAACACTAAATGGAGTAGCATACACAGCAGTAAATAATCCATATATTTCTTTATGGACATCAGACCCAACAGATGCAGAATCAGGTACAGAAGTTTCTGCTTCAGGAACAGCTTATGCTAGGATTGCTTCTTCTTTTGCAACAGCTTCTGGTACTTCAGGCGTTGTTCTTTCAAACGCAGATGCAACTTGGTTAGCAGCAACAGGTGGTGGCTTTGGAACAGTAGGATGGATTGGTTTACATAGTGCAGCAACAGGCACAGGTAATATGTTGTACCACACAGCTCTAGACGCTTCCAAGACAATTGATGCAGGAGATATTTTCAAAATTACTACTGGCAATTTATCAGTAACATTAGCATAGAGGATTAATCATGGCACTTGTATTTAAAGACAGAGTCAAACAAGTAACAACAACAACTGGTACAGGCACAGTCACGCTTGCAGGTGTTTCTGATGGATTCCAAGCATTTACTGTTATTGGCAATACTAATACTACTTACTACACAATTGTAAGTGGTGATAACTGGGAAACAGGTAGAGGTACTTATACTTTATCTGGCACTACATTATCAAGAGATACAGTATTAGAATCTAGCAACAGTGGTTCTAAAATCTCACTATCTGGTGAAAGTGAAGTGTTTTGTACTTACCCTGCTACAAAAGCTGTAGCACAAGATTTAAACAATGTTGCAACAGCACCACAATTTGCTGCTTCTAATGGTATATATCAAAATTCAAATACAGTTAATACAAACATAACTTTTGAAACTAATAATAACGGAATGTCGGCAGGTCCAGTTACTGTAGCAAGTGGTATAACAGTAACAGTTCCTAGTGGCTCTAATTGGGTGATAGTATAATGGCAATAAAAATAAATGCAGATACAAGTAGTGGTTTAAAATTAATTTCTGACACTTCTGGCATAGTAGAAATACAAAATGCAGGTACAACTAAATTAACAGTTAATAGTTCTGGTGCTACAGTAGCAGGAACTTTAGCAGCAACAGCAGTTACTGGTGATGGTTCAGGATTAACAGGGATTACTAGTGGTGGTTTAACATTACTTAAAACTGTGGCAACATCTTCAGGCACAACAGTTGTTGCAGCTGATTTAGCTTTATCTACTTATAAAACATTAATAGTAGAGTTTTGGTCTTGTAGTCCTGACACTACTGAAGATACCTCAATAAGATGGGCAAATACTGGTGGAACAGCACAGAAATTAGGGGTTAATGGAACAAATGCTTCACAAGGTTACTATGGTAGAGTTACTCATGATTTAGTTAATAAATATGTTTGGACAAATGTTTTTGATAGAGACCAAACTACTTTAAATGCAACTATGCTAACAGCACAAAATGCTGAAGTATCAACGGGAGTAAATAGTCAAATAACAGCCTCAACTACAAGCCTTACTTTTGATTGGGCTTCTGGTCAAGATTTTGATGGTGGACAAATATTAATATACGGACTTAAATAGGAAAAAATATGGCTAGTATAAAACTAACAGGTGATACAAGTGGGGTGATTACAGTATCAGCTCCAGCAGCAGCAGGAACTAATACTTTAACATTGCCTGCAAGCACAGGAACGCTACTTACTACAACTGGTAATGGTTCACAATTAACAGGGATTACTAGTGGTGGTATGACACAGCTTGCTTCTTTTGCTACTACATCTGGAACAACAGTTGTTTCACCAACTATATCTTTAACAGGTTATAAGATGATGGTTTTGGTTTTAGATACTATAGAAGCCGATGCAGATACAAATGGAGCTATTAATTTAACA